GTACCTTGTCTTTTGATTCTGTTGACAAAATATCCATAACTTTCTTAAGTGCTGCAACATATATAAGATCTTCTCTTTGCAAAACTTCAGCAAGGGGTTTTCCACTAAATCCGTCTATCATAAGAGCAACAATTTTTTTTGATAGTTTGGCCATAGAAATACAATCAATATGCTCGCAAAGATTTTGAAATATTTGCTTATTATCTGTCATAATTTTCTCCTTTTTTCAAGTACAGGTTTACCAAAAATCTTAGCTTGATTATTATTTAATCCCTTAAAAAATCTAAATATTGTATTGTACATGTAGTACTTTTTTGTGAGTTGATATGATGTAAAATAAATATTTTTTATTTTAAGCGATAAATGACCGGGTTGCTTATAGTCTATATATTTAAATATAACTTCAAAGTTTTGTTTTGGATTATACATCATCATTGTTTGTCTCCTTTTGTTTGATTTTTTGATAAGATAATAATTTTTTTGGTGCTCTTATACCTTTAAGTATTGGTTCCCTTTTTTTGGTATGCTTTGAAAGATGAGCAAGGGTTGTATAAATAGACTCTTTATTTGCTTCTATTTTGTATTTTCTGTAAAGCCCCACTAATACTTCTTCGGGCGTTAGTTGTTCTTTCAAATCAAATAAACTTAAAATTTCGTAATATTTTATGGGTACTGCGCTTATCTGACGTATAACTTTGTTTGACAAACCATCTTTATTTTTAAGATTAAATAAATTTTTATCCATAATTATACTCCATAAAACATATTTAAAGCATTACAAATCGATGTAGGAAAATTTTCATAGTCTATATCGTGCAGATATTTTATAAAAACATTAATGGGTTCTATCCGTTGCGGATATTCGTCCAAAACATATAAATGAGCCTGGAGAGCTTTATTTCTAGAACCTGGTTTTTTTCCTTTATCTTTAAAAATTGGTAATGATCTTTTCCATAAGGCACCAAAATATATATTTTCATCAATTATGAATAATTCCATAAATTTCTTAAGAGCACGATTCCATGCTTGATAATAAGCAATTGATACTAATTGATGATTACTTTTTTTGTATGACAAATATATAGTATCATTATCTAGTGAATCCAAAACTTGAAGATAAGTATTATGCACTTTTGTTAATGTATTTTTCTCATTCATTGATTTCATCTCCTATGTTAAAAATCTAAGATCTAGAGTCAGACCTAGACCTAGATCTAGACCAAGACCAAGACCAAGACCTAGACCAAGACCTAGACCAAGACCAAGACCAAGACCTAGACCAAGACCTAGACCAAGACCAAGACCAAGACCGAGACCGAGGCCTAGAACTAGACCTAGACTTTAATAAATTCAGCAATCCTACTTTCATGATTTATCCTTTATTTTTGCATGGTTGGCAAAGCATGAATCCATTTTGTAATATCTACTATAGAATCAAATAAAATAAAAACTTTATTAGGATATGGTTCTACCTCATCAAGTTCGCCATCTTTAAGCGCATTATAAAATCTACCGCTATCTGCAATCCAACTAGCATTTGCAAGTAAAAATCCCTTTTTATAAATTTTATCTATTTGACCAATGTAGTGAAAAGTAATAGCTCTTATAAAAAGCTTATCCCCGACATTATACGGATGTTCAGCATTATTCTCGTTCATATTTATTTCCTTGTGATAAATGTTTTACTAAAGTTAAAAAAAGTTAATAAAAATTATTTTTCCATGATTTCATCTCCTATGTTAAAAAATCTAAGGCCTAGACCTAGACTTAGACCAAGACCTAGCCCAAGACCAAGACCAAGACGTAGAACCAGACCTAGACGTATACTTAGATCTAGATCTAGACCAAGACGTAGAACCAGACCTAGATCTAGATCTAGCCCTAGACTTTAATAAATTCAGCAATGCTATTTTCACATTTATCCTTAAAAATAGACGGTAAAGCCTTAACCTACTTTACCGTCCTTTAGTTTATAAAATGCCATTGTTTTCATTGTTATATTAGCCTTCCATTTGCTTTGATTATTTTTATACTTGCCCAAAGCAGACAAGGGGTGGTGAATTTATTATTTAAACATTCCACGACGACCAATTACTGTAAAAAAAACTCCCCACATTAAAATTAATAGTATTCCTGCGATAATGATTATGTACCATGATTTATAGAGAGAGACCCATATCCAGACGACAATCCATATTAATACAAATAATACAATTAATAATTTTCCTAATAGTTTCATTTTATTTCTTCTTTTATTTCTATTTCTATTCATTAAGAATGGCACATGATACGTAACATGTCAACTGTTTATATAACTTATTTTAATTTAGTTGACATCCTGTGAATGATATGGCATACTGTCAATATAATCAAGGAGTTAACAATAATGACAAATAAGAGAAAAAAACCTTACAAGAAAAATGCCTTATATAGCTATGTTAAAAAACTGGATTGGCACGAAAATAGACAGTTTTACAAAAAGTGCAGAGAAGATAGCCAAATGCATGCAAACCGAACATCAATTTATAAGTGGATTATGGGATACACACGTCCCACTGCTTATCATGCTATTGTGCTTGAGAAAATCACAAAAAAGGTGGTCACTAAAGAACAACTTCGACCTGATATCTTTGGACATAAAAAATGAGCGATTTTGAGGTAGAGATTTTTTTAATAATGATATGTGTGATGATTGTAATTTATTGTGCGATATTGTTAAGTTAAATAAAATGCCGTCCGTGGCAACTATGGTTATGTTTGGCATGTATGTTCGGGAAATAACGTATTGGGAATACGGCTAAAAACATACAAGACGGATCCATTATTGATAGGTTTCACGGATCTGTCAACTTCTTATAATATCGGCGTCCCCATGGTTAATCATTGTCCATATGTAAACAGGAGTATTAAGTATGTCAATTATTCGCATCGTTCATGATCATAATTATTTCAAGGCCTCCAACGAATGTCTACGCACAAAATCACTCTCATTTAGAGCACGTGGTATCCATACTTATCTGATAAGCAACAAAGATGATTGGATAATCTCATTAGATAAATTAGCAGAAATGAGTGATAAAGACGGTCGGGCTTCAATTCGGTCTGCAGTCCACGAATTGATTGATAAAGGATATATTAGACGGCATCAAAAACGATTAAAAAATGGACAGTTAATGGGTTATGATTATAACTGTTATGAGACTTTAGAGTTAGCCAAATTAGCTTCACCAGCATGCGAAAATTGCACAACGGTACCAGCATGCGAAAAACCGATGTCGGATAATCGCACGCAGGCGACCTTATATAATATAAATACTAATAATAATAATAACTATAATAATAATATTAATAATGGTCAAATTGGGTCAAAGAGCACAAAACCAATAGGTTACAAAAATAAACCGACTGAAAAGGGGGGAGACAAAATGTCCCCCTCCTTACGATCAAAAAATGTGTATTATCCGGAGGATTTTGAAAGATTGTGGGAGGGATGCAAGAAATTGTATGGTAAACATACAAGGGGCAATAAACAGAAAGCTAATAACGCTTTCTCAAAAATATTTGGTGATTCTGGTTGGTTCTTGGCTCGCATACAAGAACGATTTGAAAAAGACACGCGATGGAAACAAGGTATAGGCATCCCTCACATATCCACTTTTATCAACGAGAGGCGCTGGGAAGATGACATATGCACTGCTGAACCAGCGAGCTTCAACTCAGTTGATATTGCTGCACATAACCGACAGGTAGCTAAGGACTATATCGCCGATAAAAAAGCAGAGGAGGCTAACAATGGCCACGCATCAAAAGGTGAGTGAGGTTTTAGTCGAGATAGCCACTGCATTCGGCAAATCAATCGATAAAGCAACGATTAATTATTACTATCGGCTACTTGCTGATATTAATGACGATATATTAAGCCAAGCATTCGATGATGCAGTAAAAAAACAAGAAAATTACAAAATAATTCCTGCGCCAGGCACAATATTGGTCTGTGCTCACGACATTACCAAAAAAAAATCACAGTTTCATAGAGCGGATTCCGAATTTGTTGCCAAACATAAAAGATTTTATCAATGATGGGGCATTGAGGTGTTTGATTGCCAATTCTGGGATAAATAGCCCACCTATACAGGATTTTATTAGTAAAAGCATAGATAAGGTCAATAAGATGATAAAAGTGCGTGGTGACGTCTAGATTTTGTTTGATGGGACTTGATTAATTAATGTTCAAATTTGAGATGTGATGCGTAACTTTTATACAAAACGACTGAAAATTGTAGAAAAAGGTAGAATAATACGAACTTACACCTGTTGTGAAACAAGTTACGAAGCCTTAATGAGGGTAATAGAAAACTTTAAGGCCGAACATAAAAGAAAAGAAAAGAAAAATCTAATCTTACAACGAAACGCTATACTAGATACTACGTTGATGAAATTTTTACCACGATTTAAGCGAAAAATTGCAGAGATAGATAGACGGCTTGATGGGCTGGATTTAAAAATATACGAAAAAGAGTCTAAGCCACACTATTTAGAAATTGAAACCATATTGTTAAATATTAAAAATGAGCTTAAAGAGTTTAAAAGTGGCCGATTAAAATAAGGCAAACTATTAATGCAAGTTTTTGATATTTTACCTTGACTACTCCGTATATTGTGCTATACTTGTGGAGTGGTTAAGTTAATAAATTTTAAAGGGGATTAAAAATGATGAAATCTAAAGTTGAAGCACTATCGGGAAACATTTTAGCAAGCAGTGATGAAACCAATAAACTGACCGGCCCATCAGAATACATGTCAGTAACAGTCAAGCGCCCAAACGGAAAAACCGAAGAAAAAAAGTTTGAGTTATATAACACTCCATTCCCGTTTTCGCAAAATTTTGTTAATCGAGCCTACATAGCATTCAAAGAAATGGACCGTGGAGAACTTATAAAAGCTGAGAAAGTACTCTATAGAAATAATCTCAGGGAACTGCAGGAAGAATATAACGATGCAATGAACGAGGGAGGGGAAGGCTATGTACCTGACTATCATGTTTTTAAAAATCACAGGAGATTTTCAGAATGGACAGATAATCAAGTGCTTTATCCAAATGATGACAAAATAGACACAACGATAGAAATTTGCTGGACACCTGTAAGTTAAACAATCGGAGAAACGATGATGAAACAAAACCAAAAATCAATGACTTTCAGAGAAACAAACATTAACCAACCGGACGGCGGATGCAGATTAATAATCTCAGAACGCTATGACAACACTTATCATGTATCATATTTACAATCACACGAAAGTGCAGATAAATTTTTTGGGAACTCCGAGGAAGAACATATATTTTACGTTGACCCCACAGGACAACAAATGGCTACTTTGGAATTTTGGCTAAATAATGGCTACCTAAAAATAGGAACATTAATTGAAGAGTTAAGAGACGATGAAAATTATACCAACGGAGAAACAAGAAAAATTACAATATACCGAGACCTGGACAAAGAAGAAACAGTTTAAAAAAAATGGGGAAAATAATGAAAAAGAAAGGTAAATTACAACAAGCGACAAGCAACCTGTCAAAACAAATTTTCAAATTTGCATGGGGCAGTTTTAAACTAGGGATTTCCCTAGCAATCCTCTCTGTAGTTGTGCTTATAGTTTGGGCAGCTTTTAGTCACTAAATAATAATCCAGTTTATTTGCATATTGCCCTTGACTACTCCGTATATTGTGCTATACTTGTGGAGTGGTTAAGTTAACCAAGGAAAAACCAATGAAAGATATAAATACACTATTAGATAATGTTCGTGATGAGGATTATGATGTAGCGGATAATTGTTTGCATTATTACATGTACTACCTCTGGGCGCTCAATACGCCGTCGCCTCCTGATGAATTCAACAATCGAGCTAGCATACGTATATATATATTAAGTGTTATATCAAATCGTTGCGAAGCCGACGAAATATCCATATGGCAAAGATTAACCCAAAGCGATTGGGGTTATAATGACAGCGACAAAAACTTTTTGCGCTCGTTGGATGTTTTTTGTAGATATTATCGCTTTAAAAACAAATGTAATTTTACGGTACCTCGTCCAGAGTTAAATTAAATTAATGTAAGTCAAACAAACCGGTCCGCATTATGTGCTATACTTGTGGAGTGGTTATGTTGGATTTTTGGAAATTTATATGAAGAGATATTGGTTATTTGCGGGAGACAATTATTATCCAAATGGTGGAATGGATGATTTTGTGGGAAGTTTTTATAGGATTGATGAAGCAAAAAAAATAGGTTCTAAAAAGTATGCTATAAGTTATGATTGCAAAATGAGAGGGCATTCTCTTGTTTCTATAGATTGGGTGCATATTCTTGATAGTGAAAAAAACAAAATTATATTAAGAGGGAATGAACTTTTAGAAAAAGAGGCTTTCGGTCGCGAAAAAAGGTGGGGATGGATAACAGAAGATGAATATATATCAAGATTTCCGTGGGCCCGTAATAAAAATAAGATGCCAACCCTGACGCACCAAAATGTTGAAAAGGATAATAATGGAGAATAAAATGACTAAAAAATATGCACGTTTACAGATTGATGAAGAGTTGATACATGCGTGGCGAACAGAAAAAGATTCTTATTGTACTTTTCTAGGTCATAAGTCAGTCAATAACTCAGATTTTTTGAGGAATTTGCTAAGACAAAATAAAGGGATGCGAAAAAATCGTACAATTAAAAAATGACCAAAAAATTGTTTAAAAGGAAAAACCATGAAGTATGATGGAATTATAACCGCTGATCAAGCTAGGCAAATAATGATTGATGCTGAACCAAAAGCTTATGTTCAAGCAAAAGAAATATCTAAAGAAATTGAAATTTTAGCTTTAAATCGTTCTCATAATAGTTGGACGTTTAATAGCGATATTGCCTACCTTATATGTGAATTATTAAAAAAAAATGGGTTTGCTTCAAAGGTAAGTGCACGCCTCGAAAATGAACTTGAATTTACACTTTATGTATCATGGTATTTTTAAAAGAAAAAAATTATGACAATTTTCGAAGTGATTGATGTCATAAAATCACTAAACTCAAAAAAATCGACACCTATTAAAGATTTAATTGCAGATATTAATTTATGGCAATCTGAAATTAAAAATATTAGCGCGATATCTTTTACAATTACAATGAGCAAAGCTCGTATCACGTGGCCGTTTAAATTATTTTCTGATGCAGAGATAATATATCAAGCTTTGGTCGATAGTGGATGTTCGGTACTACCGGAAGATGGCTGGATCATAAAAGATGGCGTCGATGTAAGAGATAAGAAGTGCGATAAATCATGACAATTTTTATCATTTTTGCCGTGACACTGACAATTTTATGGTGCCTTTATTTTTTTTATATTGAGAGGAAAAAAAAAACTTAAACCTGAAAAGAGGAGTAATAATTGGATCCATTTGCCGTGATAAATAATAGGGTGAAATATGAGCAATAAAAACGAAATTTTTAAATGTGTAATTGCTCTTGTAATAGGATGTGTGGTTTGTTTTATAATTGGTTGGACTTCGGTTTTTAATCCTTTTTGAGGGTTAATTCTATGCTGAAAATAAACACCTCTCGCCGGAGATGTATCACCGGAGATATAATTGGTCATAATTTTTACAATAAATAATTGAAAAACTATGAATACAAAAAAAATAACAAAAAATAAATTATCTAAGCGAAAAGTGGGACGTCCTAGCCGTCGAACTGATATGCTTTTATCTCAGCCAATTCTATCTAAAATAAAAGAAATGGCAAAACTCAATTTCTCTCAAAATAAGATAATTAAACATCTTGGGATAAATGAGAATACATTCCATAAAGCGAAAGCAAAACATTTAGCAGTAATACAGGGTGCAATGGATAGTGGGCGAATTGAAGGCATCGAATTTGCAGTCTCAAAACTATATGAACAAATTGAGAAAGGCAATGTGGCTGCCATTAAATTTTATCTGGAGAGGATGGATAAATACCGATGGGGCGCGTTAGAACAAAAAGTGACTGCAGAGATAATGACACAAGACACAAAAATTACATTTGTGTTGCAACCCGTGGCGCCGACTTGTATAGATGATGAAGATTGAGTATAAATTTCCCAAAAAAGTAATACCAATATGGACAGATGATTGGTTCATTTTTGGTATGCACGGAGGTCGTATTAGTTCAAAGTCCACCACCGCGGCTCAAAAGATGATTTCATGGGCTTTAAATAAACAAAATTCGGGGGAAAAATTTGGTTGTTTCAGGCAAATACAAAAATCAATCAAAGACAGCAGTAAATCAATACTCGAAAATACGATTAAGAAGTATCATCTTGACCATTACTTTTACTCAACTCAAACTGATTTAATTTGTCGCAAGACAGGCGTTGAGTTTATTTTTAGCGGCCTTCAAAACCATACCATTGACTCCATTCGATCCATTGAAAAATTGACCAAAGCATGGGTTGAAGAAGCACATACAATCACCAAAGAATCGATTGAAGTGTTGGAACCGACATTAATTAGAAACCAAAATGCTCAAATAATATACACATGGAATGATTTAACCGAAAAAACACCTATTCATCAGCACTTAATGTGTGGCCATGCACCACCGAAGGCTAAAACCCTCAAAATAAACTATCTTGATAATCCATTTTGTTCAAAATTATCATTGGATGTGATCAATGCCATGCGCCAGAAGGATTATGAACTTTACCAACATATTTACCTGGGCGCCTTTAGAGTTTTTAACAAAAATGCAATATTTACGAAAGAATTGATCGATCAGCATAGGATAAGCAAACTGCCAGATTTTAAGCTCGTGGTTGTAGGGGTTGACCCTACTGGAGGGGATGTTAAAAAGTCAAAACAAGGCGGAAACGATGAATGGGGTATAATCGTGTGCGGTATAACGATAGATAATATAGCAGTTGTCATAGAAGATAGAAGCGGCACTTTTAAACCTGCTGAAGCCAGTAAAATTATTGCAACTCTCTATGAAAAATATCAAGGTGGGTTCATTGTCGCTGAAGATAATTTTGGCGGTCAAATGGTAGGAGAATGTCTCAAGATTGCAAATAAGAATATGCAGATTAACTTGGCACGCGCTATATCATCTAAACGTCATCGAGCAAATCCGATCTTAAATCGGTATGAAGTTGGCGCTGTTAAACATTTCGGGTATCATTCACAACTTGAGTTTCAAATGACAGACTGGGATGAGGATAAAAAATACTCACCAGATCGCTTGGATGCTATGGTGCATGCTATGCGATTTCTGTTTAAAATAAACGAGAGTTTGTTCAAAATATATGCGGTTTAATCTATTTAAAAAAAACAAACAGACAAAAACAATACTCAATTCGGGTATTTCTAACTATTATCCTCTTAACCAAGGATTACAAGCACTCGATTTCCCCATTATTTATAGAGCATATACTGACCGAGAATTTGTCTATGCTTATGAAACAGTTATGCCGCTAGCAAATTCAATTGATTTGATTGCAGAGCAAATCCAGGCAATTACGCCAAAAGTCTGGGATACCAATAAACTTGAATTTGTCAATGATCATCCAATCTTGGAACTGCTTGAAAAACCAAATAAATTTTCAAGCAAAGCTGAATTTTTGCAACGCATGGTTGCTTCTTTTTTGTCCACTGGAAATTCTTATATTGTTGCAACATCAGTTTCACCTAATTCACCACCTTTGGAAATCCATAATATTTTGCCACAAGATACGTCTGTAATAATAAACCAAACTGATTGTTATCCTCAAAATTATGAAACTTTTATGTGTGGAAGAACATCTACTATATTTAGTCGAATTATCCTTGGAGGCAATATACATTTTTTCGATGAAACTCGACATTTAGAATTGCATCATATAAAAAATGCGAGCATGCGAAATCAATCATGGCGCTCAAAGGGATATTCAAAATTAAATGCCATTATGTATGAAATAGCGTTATATGTAGTCGGGACGCTTTATAATCAATCAATGCTGCAGAATCAGGGACGTCCTGTCGGTGTATTTTCGCCAGAAACAACCCTTACAGAAGATCAAGCCTCGGGTCTTACTACTCAATTGACAGCAGTTTTTGAAGGAGCCCATAATGCGGGGCGTACACTTATATTGCCTGTCAACATGAATTACAAAGAATTATCTAAAACAGCTAAGGATATGGAATATTCTATACTTTTAAAAATGGTAAATGAAGCAGTTTATAATCGTTTTGGAATTCCCCTGTCGTTGATACAGAGTAATAGTTTATCCCTTGCTAATATGGAAGTTGCCATGACACAACTTTATACACGGGCTGTGATTCCTGTGTTAAACCGCATCGACCATGAGTTAACAAATTTTCTTATGCCGCGCTATCCAAATAGTGAAGGATTGATGTTATTTTACGATAAGAAAGAAATTGATGCTTTAATGCCAGCACAAATAGAAAAATTAACGAAAGAAAATTCTCTAAATGCGTTATCAACAAATGAAGTTAGAGCAGAATTGAATAGGGAGCCAATTTCGGGTGGTGATGAGGTACTGGCACCGAGCAATTTAGTACCGATCGGTGAAACTGAAAGTGTTGATGATTTTATTGAGTCTGACGATGCCAACCCCGACACAGCGTAAAAATGCTGAAGCCGATACTAAGATAAAGATGAAAGAAGAGCGAAAACTTGCTCGACAAATGACTGCTCAATTTAATGATATCTCTGATCAAGCTCAAACCCATTATGTATCTAATAAAACTGTATTAGATTTGTCCATTTTTGTGGGGGCAATTGCATTGGCCATAAAAAATCACTATTTTAGAGTAGCAAAGATTTTTGTTGATCGAATAAACAAAAGTGGAATAAAATTGACCAAACAAGAATCTGAATTGTTAGAAAATACGCTATCAAAGGCTGCTGGCGTTAGAGGAGACTTTGCATCTAATGAGATAATCAAAAGTCTACAAAAAGATTTAAATGCTTCATTTGATAAAGTTCGCCAAGAAGCAATAGACAATAATATTACATTAACTATCAGACAAACTGCTGTTAATTCCATCGCAAAATTTAGAAATACCGTAATGTCCCGCGCAAAATCTACTATTCCAATGACAGAAACACAAACAGCGGCTGAATCAGCAAAACTCTCAACAGCGACTGCAACGCAGAATTCTACAAACAATACAAAAATAAAAGCATTTTTCGGAGAATGGGTAACAAAACGTGATGATAGAGTTAGGCCATTTCACGTGGAAGCAGATGGTCAACAACGGCCAATTGGCGAACCATTTTTGGTTGGAGGGGAATTATTGTTGCATCCTGGTGATGGTTCATTGGGCGCCACACCCGGTAATTTGATTCGTTGTCGATGTTCTTTGCAAATATTATAAGCTTGGGTTATTCTTGACCCATGAAAAGGCACATAGATCTACAATTTGCATTAGAATCATCTAGCGATGATGGAAATATTGCCAAATTCAAGGCAATTGCATCTGAATCAGGTGTCATGACCACCCATAATATGGTTTTTGCGTCAGGTGCATTCAGAAAAGCAATAAAAAATCTCAAACAAGATAAAAAACATTTAGTCATGTGTTTCAATCATGATCTAAATGAAATTATTGGCGGATTTCCGACAGATTCAATTTCTGAGCGAAAAGGTCAATTATCAATGAATGGTGAAATTAATCTTGATGTTCAACGAGGAGGCGAGATTTTCTCTCTGATCAAACAAGAAGTTTTAACTGATCTCTCGGTGGGAATAGAAGTTGATCCTGAGAAAGGACTAAGTTTTAATGATGATCTCAATTGTCTTGAGATAACCAATGTTGATCAACTCTTTGAAACATCGGTGGTATGGAGTGGTGCAAATCCAGCGGCCAAAATAACAGCATTATTCGGTACTTTACCATTTCAAGATTTTCCTATTGCGCCAGGAAATCCGACTTGGGACGGTAGAAAAGCCGTGCTCGAAATAAGAAAATTCACAAATTCTGAAGAATCGCCAAGTGCGGCCTATAGAAAGGGATTTATGTGGTTTGATTCTTCAAAACCGGATAATTTTGGATCTTACAAACTTGCTTTTGTAAATATTATTGACGGTAAAATGATGGTAATTCCAAAAGCCATCTCTGACAAAGTGGGATTAATAAACGGTGCACGCGGTGGTTTAGATATTCCTGAGGCCGATCTTCCCGCGCTAAAACGCAATGTGAATCGTTATTTAGTTAAAATGGGCAAAGAAAAAGCATTTTCAGATGCGAAACAAATTCATGAATTTACAATACGAGATTGTGAAAACTTTTTGAAGTCTGGCGCTAATTTGTCAGATACAGAAAGTAAACAATTTTTATCTATCGTAAAAAGCTCACGGCGCGATGCTGTCAGCAAAAATGAGGATACAATAGAACGCGATGTTTTATTCAATTTATTAATACATAATTTATTAATATATAATTTATTGACTAAAATAAGGAATTTAAAAAAATGAGTGACATTAATCAACTTATAGAATTAACAAAAGCGGTTGAAGAAACCATTGAGCTCTCTACTAAAACACAAGATGAAGTGAAGTCTATTAAAGGCCGACAAGATGCTTTTGATAAAGAAAAAATTGATAAAATGGCGACTGATGCAGCAGGCGCATTAGAAAAATGCCAACAAATAAGCATGAAGCAATCAGCGCAAGAAAAGATCATAAATGAGATTGCTACAAGCGCTTATCGACCTACTGCAACGGGCACTCTTTGCATGTCTACTGAGGAAAAAGAGTATAAAAGGCATATTTTAAATTATCTACGTTTTAATACAAAAATACCTTGTGAAATGGTCGACAAAAAAATAAATCAATATGTAGAATCTGTTACATTTGGTGATAAAAAAATGGCATTGAAATTTGCAGCAGAATTGGTATCAGGTATTGATCCAGCCGGGGGTTATTTTGTATTACCAGAAAGAATTGCAAAAATGATCACACGTTTTTTTGAAAGTTCTCCCATGCGTCAATTAGCTAGTGTGGAAAATACATCGTCTAATCGCATAGAAATTATTATTGATGACAATGAAGCAGATAGTGGTGGTTTTGTTGGTGAGGTTGACGATAGAAGCGCTACAACTGCAAGTCCAAATATTGGTCTTGAAACAATTGATGTGAATGAACAATTTGCTCAACCGATTGCCTCTGTTAATCAATTAATGGATGCGGCTTTTGATGTTGAAGAATGGCTAATGCGGAAAGTTAGTAATAAATTAAGTCGTGTTGAAAATACAGCTTTTGTGGTCGGTGGTGGTGCAAAAAGTCCCAGAGGATTTATGAATGCTGGTATTTATCCTGAATGGGCAATAAATACCTCGTCGGATGGTAAAATTGAGGGTGTTTATGAGCGCGGAAAATTAGAAACCATTGAAACTTTTGCGCCTGATATTGTCGGACTTGATGATTTGACCACCGTCCATGGGACACTACTTGCACCCTATCGCGCTAATGCTAAATGGGTGATGCATCGCTTAACATGGACCCAGATTTTAAAACTTAAAACTACTTTTGGCACGCCTCTAATTTCAATCACTTATTTAGCAAATGGTGCACCAAGCATGGCACTTCTTGGCGATCCAGTTGTTCTTGCAGCGGATGTTGCGAAAATAGCGGATAATGCTTTTACTGTGGCTTACGGTGATTTTAAAGAAGGGTACACGATTGTTGATAGAGCTGGCATATTTGTTTTACGCGATCAAATCACAACTAAAGGCAAAGTTAAGTTTTATACGACTAAACGTGTCGGTGGTGCTGTCACTAGTTTTGATTCAATCAAACGTCTCAAAATGAAAGCTGGCGCATAAATTTTTATTAGGAGAAGTTAACATGCCAATTAAAGATTTAAGAAGTAATCTAAAATTAACGAAAGTGTTAAATGCAATTTTAGATTCAGGTCCCACTGTTAATACAATCGTTTATGATTCTGGCGAAGATGAATCGGTTATGTTTTTGCTAGAGGTGTCGGTTGCAGATGGAGGAACCACAATAAGCATTAATTCTATCGAAGAAGATGATGATGCTGGATTTTCATCACCAACGACGGTAGCGGCTGATAAAATTATAGGAAGTCTTTTCAAGACTGCTATAACAATCGCAAACCATCAAACTAAAGTAAGTAGTATTGGTGTTTTTTCAACAAAACGCTATCTTCGTGCGGTAATTAGTAATGTGGTAGGAGGAACAGGTAGTTCTTTCAGCGTGATAGTAGAAAGCAATCCAAATGAATTACCAGCAATTGAACCGGAAGATTAGGAGCAAATAATGCCAATTAAAGATTTAAGAAGTAATTTAAATGTAGTTAAGATATTAAATGCAATTCAATCTACTTTAAGTACGGCTGTTACAGCTATTTATGATTCGGGTAATGATGAAGCAGTCGTTTTTTTTCTAAGTTCTATTGATACAGACGGAGGCGCTACATTAACTATTAGTAATATCGAAGAAGATGATGATTCTGGATTTTCATCACCAAATTCAGTAGCCTCTAATAAAATTATAGGTAATTTTGCTAATACTGATATAACAACTGCTAATCAAGATTTGAAAGTTGGTAGGATTGGCGTTTTTTCAACCAAACGGTTTTTAAGAGTCACAATTAGTAATGCCACGCCAGGGGCTGGAAGTACTTATAGTGTTATTGGGGTAAGCAGTCCAAACTTATTGCCAGCAATTGAACCAGAAGACTAGGAGTAAAAAAATGAAAGTTATCATACTTCGTGATGCAAGATTCAATTTAAATGATGGTGCTGATGTCATGCGTTTTGGTAAATCGTCTGAATGTGTTGAAGTAGCTGAAAAAGTAGGTAAATTTATAATAAAAAACGGCTATGGAAAAGAATATAATCCTAAAGAAGAATCTACTGAAAATTCTGCACCAAAACGTGGACGTCCTCCAAAAAACGGGTAAATACTGTTGATTTCTAATATCACAACCGGGGCACCTCAAATTGTCCCCAATCAAATTAGATCTATTCAAAATCGATATGAAATAGTTACACCAAATACAGCATTACCAATTACACTCGCCTTGGTAAAACAATATTTAAGACTTGATTTAACTAATACGGGCGAAGATGAAATATTAACTCTTTTTGTTAAAACTGCCTTAGAATTATTTGAAAAATATACAAATAGAATATTGCTAAGAACTGTTTTTAAAGCATTTAAGGATCAATTCTATTCGCCTCAATTTGATTTGATTAGATCTCCTTTTGTCTCATTAACCAGTTATGAGTATAGAGTTTCTGGCATATTGACTCCGGTTGATCCGACACTTTTTTATGTGACAAATGAAACTGATTATTCAAGAATAATTCTAAAAGAGGACAAAGTTTATCCGACTGATATTGATAATCAAAAACAATCGATTGAGATAGTTTTTACGGCAGGGATAGCAGATGCTTCAGATATTTTTCCGTCAGATATATCAGTAGCATTATTACAGACAGTATCTGCGCTTTATGAAAATCGTGGAGATTGTGCAACCTCTACCATAAATGTTGAGAATTTGCCAGCTAATGTCGTTTCAATTTATAATAAATATAGGATCATCAATATAGTTGCGCCAAATTATCGTGAGGGTGTTTTTAGTGGCTACTTGTACTAAAAAAGTAACCTGTGCTGGTAAAATGGATCGAAAAATAACGATCTTTGACAGGAATATCTTACCCCCAGGATTTGCAAATTCTGAAGATGTAGATGCTAATGAAATTTTTAATAATCCTAAGATAAGATATGCTCAAATAAAAACATTGGGAAATAGAGGAATTACTATTTTTGATAGTGTAGGTATTGAAAAAATTGTAACGCATGAATTTATCATACGATTTGATATCACTCTCACCAGTGAAAATTGGATAGAATATAATGGATCACGATATGATATTGTCGGTGTATTTGACCTAAATGAAAAGCATAGATTTACCTCTTTAAAGTGCATAATTCGTGGATCTATATCAAAAGAAGCGACTAAAGCGTGATTAAATTATGATTAAAGCTGATTTTGACAATAATCGTGTCACATTAAGATTGAATGGTATAAGTCGCATGCTAAAAAGCGAAACCGAACAAGCATTTTATCAGATTGGCAAAGATTTAAAGCAAACTGCAGTAAAACTGATTGCAGACAAAAAAAAGAAAACAGGTCGAATATATATTAAGCGATTAAATGGTAGATTAGTGCGCCATAGAGCTTCTGCACCTGGGGAAGCACCGGCAAACTTTACAGGTAATTTAAAAAAATCAGTAGGTTATGATGTGAGTGGTTCTGATAAACTTATATTTGGCGCAGGTGGAAAAAAATCAAAGGTTCATTATGCTAAATTTTTAGAACAAGGAACACGAAAAATGCAACCTCGACCATTTTTAAAAAAAGCAATTGAAGATAATTACCGTAATATTGAAAATCATATAAAAACATTTATTCAAAAGGGTCATTCTAAGAAATGAAATTACAACCCATTATTAATCAGTTATTTTCTAACCTTCCTTTTGCAACGGAAAAATTTAGTACGGTACTATCAACATCTTCCGTGACTCGAACCGGTTCTACAGTGACAATAGTCACAACAGATCCACACTTATTATCAACAAATGATTTTATTGTAATAGTAGGTGCTAAAAGTGGGGTTTTGATTGATGTGGGTAGCAGTACGATTAATGCTGATAATTCTGTGACATTTGTTACTTCATCTGTTCATAATTTAACCGAAAGATTTAACTTTAAAACTCTATTGCAAACCGATCCGATTGTTGAAATTGATGGAACCGATCCATTTTACAATGGAGAAAATATATTTTCCAAAGTTCCCAATAAAAATACATTTATTGTGCAGTATACTTCCACTCCACCACCTATCAGCGGTACACCCACTGCTTATGACGGTGTTGAAAGAGGCTATAACGGTATTCAACAAATCACCGTGACAGGCGCTAATACTTTCACTTATCCAATAACGGGAATGCCTGAGAATCCATTTGGGACGATTAAAGTACATAAGGATATTCGAGTAAGCGGGGCGCTTACAAATCAGCGTGTAGAAGAAATGTACACAAAACAAGCAGATGGTAATTTTTGGCTATTTGTCGCAGAATCCACTGATACAATGAGTAAAGACAGAAATGTTCTGTCGGATGCTGTGACTGAAAGATATGGGGGTGTTGCTTTCAGATCGAGAATAATAGACAATTTTGGGTGCTATGTGGCAGCCCCATCCAGTGATTTTATCTCAGGCAGATTTACCCACGATGAGCTTGAAGATACAAAAATTGCGCTCATTAAGACATTGGCAAATTTTAAAGCACCGGATCTTTTTACTGAAAATGAAAATTTTGCGCTTAATTATATCGCATCTGAGGTTTTTTTGTATGATACAGCTAAAATAATCAAGGAATTTACGTTCCAGACACAATATGACATTACGATCAATGATGCCTTTGTGGGACAGACCTTTGTATCTGCTAAAACAATGGACTATAATTTCAACAATGGCATGACAGCTGATTTTAATTTAAATGAGGATAAAACATGAGTATTGTATCTGTCCCAAAAACAACATTTAATATTGTTGCAGCACCAAAATTGGTAAATAATGCACCACAATCTATATTATTTGTTGGTCAAAAAACTAGCGCTGGAAGTGCAACAGCAGGCGCTCTCACAAAAGCAGTGGGTGTAGCGGGCGAAGAAGATGCTTTATTCGGCGAACAAAGTTTTTTAGCTGCAGGCATTAGAGCTTTTAGAAAAATAAATACAGTGAGCAATATTGATGCAATTGCACTTGATGATGTGGTGGGTGTGAATGCAACGGGCTCTATTCTTGTGGCTGGTCCTGCAACGGACTCTGGAACAATAAAAATATCAGTACAAAGTGTATTTTTGGCCACCTTTACAATAACAATTGCCAGCGGAGATACGGCTGCCACGATTGCCACTGCTATAAATGCTGCAATATCAGCCAGAACTGATTTGATTTTTACTTCAGGCGTAGTGACTGATACGGTTACTTTCACTTGTGTGCATGACGGCACAATTGGTAATGATATAATTATTAAAATTGATGGAAATGTGGCTGGAGTCACATTAACCACGACTGCCTTTGCAGGCGGCGCGACTGATCCTAGTTTGACCAATTTATTTGATGTCACAGGTGAAATTAGATACCAAAGTGTATGTTATCCATCCAATTATTCTCTCACCGAATTAAAAACATTTTTAGATGATCGATTTAATGTATTTAATAAAGTATTAGATGGGGTATCAATTATTTCAATTACAGATACCACGGCAGCTAATTTTAAAGCAACTTCACTTTCACTTGATTCAGAATCACTTGTTTTAATACCTAATCTTAAAAGTGATATTAATGATTTTCGCGGTGGTGGTTTAGGTGAACTCGATTATGTGATTCAAGCAAAAATATTAGCAATAAGAGCATTAAGATTGACAGATGGAGCTGTAGTATCACAGTTTATTGCAGGATCCACTGCAAATGCGAGAACAACAGGTGGCATAGAATTTGCTACTATTCCCTATCATAATACGCCGATTCCTGATAGTTCCATTGTTGATACAGCTACTTGGTGGACAGAAGCACAACAAAATGATTTAAATAGTAATGCAGTGGCCATGATTGGCAACAATATAGATGAAACTGACATTATTCTTGGTGATATGATCACTACAAAACAAGGGACTGATGAAACATTCAAATTTTTAAATGCAGTTGATGGATCAAGCGGGGCACGTGAATATTTTGTAAATAACAATAGAGCAAGATATGCTCAAACACAATTAACCCAAGGCGATCTTGTAGGTGGTTTGCCAATGGCAAATGCTGCTAGCATTAAATTATTCCAAATTCAGTTATATGATGATTTGGGCGAATTTGGGATTGTACCTATTGGGTCATCTTCAGATCGATTTTTTAAAGAAAATTTAACCGTATCCATTGATTTTGATAAAGGTGCAGTAACTATTGATTCATTATTGCCACTGGTTGTTGGACTCAGATCAATTGTTGGTACATTACGCATAACCTTTGATACTAATGGTTAAGGAGTAAACATGGCTAGAATATTATCAAAACCACAAGTAGATATTAATGGTATTGTTATTTTTATCGTTCCAAATTCACTGAAAGTAATGTATGGATTTGGTACAAAAAGTCTAAAAGCCCAAAGCGGTGGTGGTGATTCAACGAATATTGTAACGAGTCATAACGTAGAAGAACGCGTCGGTCAAATAACGTTTGAAGTTTTTTCAGAAGAAGAAAATGTGCAACGCGTGCTAGATCTAATGGATTCTAATGATAATATCGATTTAGATGTGAGTTTTTCAGAGCCCAATGTAAATATATCAGGCACGATGAAAGACGCATCAATTGTTAATGATCCTGAACATGGATACTCTGCAGACGGAAAACTTGAACTCCAAATACATGGCGGAAAAATAAAACGAGGTTAATATGCGACAAAAAGAAATAACATATCCATTAGAAAACAAATTTGATTATAACAAAGGACAAGCACAAACATTATTATTGAAATCTCCAAGTAGAGATTGTTTTTGTACAGCTAGGAAATTACAACAAAAAGTCATGCAAGCGATTGCAGATATAGATAAATCAAAATCTCAAGATTTACCCAAATCAAATGATCAAGATGAAGAGGCTGTAACCGGTGATTCAATTCTAGCCGTATTAATGATGAGTAGAAATGTTGATTATCAACAATTTTCCGACGATATTGAAACATTATTAATGAGCGGTTGTGCATTAGTCAATGGGGTAGACAAATTTGAAGAAGGATATTTTGGCAAAATCGGTTTTGAAGAATCAAATGCAATTGTAGGAGTATATCTCGGAAATTTTTTGTTACCTTCGGTTATTTTGAAAGCGAGCAAAAGTTAGATATATTGATCCTAAATATCATTAAATTTTTCAAGGGTGGAATTACAATAACCGAAGCAAAGTCATTATCAATATTAGAATTATTAGATATTGATGATTATATGCGCGACTATGCAAAACAAGAACGCGCTGCATTTGATAAAGCAAAAAGAGGTTAGAGTAAATGGCATCCTTTGATTTTAATTATGCAATTGTTTTAAAAGATAAATTTACCGGCGTTGCTGGTCGTGTTCGTCGTTCACTAGAAAAAGTGGATGCTTCTTTGTCTACTACATCTGGAAAACTTGAAAAAATGGGAAAAAAGTTTTCTAATTTATCCAGAAGAATGATGGTCCCAATGGCAATTATGTTGCTTGCGGCTAGAGAAGGAATAAAAGCAGCAGATAAACAAGAAGTTGCTATAAATATATTAAATAATACACTTGGAAAACATAATAAATTTCTAAAGGGAGCGATTGATAATACAGAAAAGTTTGAAAGAGTAACGCGATTTTCTCAAGAAGCATTATTAAATAGTGCTCAAACGGTAGCTCAATTTACAAAAAGTGGGAGAGCCGCAAGAGACCTAATGTTGCCCATCATGAATCTTGCCGCAGGAATGGGCAAAAATTTACAAGAATCTACCCTTGCCGTTGTAAAATCACTTACGACAACTAGAAATATTCTTCAACAAGATTATGGTATACAAATTAAAAAAGGATTGGAGGGAGCGGCTAAATATCATGCAATTATATCAGCTGTGCAGGCTAGATTCAGAGGCAGTGCATTTATAATGGGAAGAACTGGGGCTGGTCAAATGATTATTGCAGGTCATATGATAGCAAAAGTTTGGAAAGATATTTCAATGATTATATTGCCCGCATTAGATAAAATATCTATAAAAGTAATAAAATTAATGAATGTTTTTGACAATTTTGTTGAAAAGAACAAAAAATTAACAAAAATTATTGCTTTAGTTACTATTTCATTTTTAGCGCTTGCAACAATTGCTACTATAATAGCCGGTATTGTAGGCGTTGTAAGTATAACGTTCGGGGTGTTAGCTGGTGTTGCTGTCGTTCTGGGACATGTCCTTATTATTTTAGATGTTGCATTGTCTCCTATTGGTTTATTGATTATAGGAATTGGAGTAGCTGCTTTTTATTTATACAATAAGTTTAAATTAGTGAGAGATATAACAAAAGAGATTATTAAGCTTCTAAAAGAAGTAAATATAGCTGCATTACATCCTATTGCAACATTGGAAAAATTATACTCTTTGTTGCATCATAAAGGGAGTGTCATGTCAATACATCATAAAATGTCACCATATTCTTTACAACGTCCTATATTTTCAACGAATGAATTACATATAAAACTAGATGTAAACGATCCAGGTAATATTATTTCAAAAGCACATATATCTCCTCATAAAAAAACAACTACATTGCCAACCGCTTTTAATATGAGTCATATTTATGGGTAATATATCAAGTTCATTACTACCAGCTTCATTTAGAGGCGTCCCATTTCTATTGGTATCCCATAAACAAAAAGGGGCTGCAAGAAAAACGGTTGTTCATGAATATCCCTTTAAAAATACGCGTTTTATTGAAGATCTTGGAAAAATGCCACGAATGTTTAATTTAAGTGCAATTATAGATAATAATGATGGACTTTACTTTTCAAAAAGAGCGGCATTGGAAGAAGCGCTATCACTTCCATCCCCTGGATTGTTAGTCCATCCATTCTCCGGTGTATTTTTAGTTAGATTAATGGAACCTCCTGTAATAGAAGAAGAAGATGCAACTTTAAATATAGTTAATTATACATTGCATTTTGGCGAAACCACATCAGATGATTTTCCATCAGAAAGTGGTGGCTTTCCATCTCGAATAAATTCATTTGCTGCACCTGTACGTGATGCACTTGCAGCAGCATTTTCTGAAGGATAATTATAATGCTTTATACTAATTTTTTTGCAAGTAAACATTATAATGATATTCAGTTTGATTTATATTCTATTGTTTCAGATGAAATAGAATTATCTTTATCAAAAATAGCTGTTAATAATACAATTGAGCGACAACTACAGCAATTGATTGTTTTTTATGACGATAATTTGAAAAAAAATATTGTTAATTCGGAACTGTTATATAACAGTATTGAAAATATATTTTTAGAAAGTATTTTAATTGGATCTACCTCTTTGGATAGTTTTGAATTTCACAAAAATTTATTTAATTTTATGCTTGTAAAGCCATTTCCGGCTACAACTGTTGTGAGAGAAGAAGTTATAATTAATATTAGTCTTATAGAACAGGCAGTTAATACATTTTCCTTGATGAATGCTCTTATAAATTTAAGTGCAGCTACTTTTACCTCAAGTGATCAAATAGAATTATTATTATCATCAATATCAGATCAATTTTCACTTGTTTTAAATAATAACAAATATAAAAAATTGTCTGGTGCTATAATCGATTTTTATGATATTTCAACTAATATTAGTAATATGTTTGCAGCGACAATAGAATTTTTAAAATTAAGTGAAGTATCTTTGCCAAAAGAGCAAATAGTCACAGTCATAAGAAATAGTTTATCACCATTTGTTTATAGATATTATGGGAATCTTAACTTTAAAAAAGAAATAGCTAAGATAAATCAAATACAAAATCCTCTGGACATACAAGGTGAAATAAAGGTACTTGCCACATGAGTCTTGATATTATCGTTAATGGTAAAAACTTTACTGGATTTTTGAATGCAAAAGTCACTATAAATTTTTTAGAAGCAACAGGAAAAGCATATTTTACGGCAACAGCAAAAAATACTCAAGGAGGAATATATCCTTTGCGTGCTGGCGACAAAGTACAAATAACAGTTAATCAAGTGCCAGTAATTACAGGTTTTATTGATAAACTTTCAAATTATGTTGATGCGTCAACACAAACAATTGATTTAGCTATTAGAGATTCAACGGGCGATCTCATTGATTCAACCCTAGATTCTGATAATACAAAAGAGATAAATCCTCCTATATCATTGGCTGACATATGTAAAATTATATTAAAATCCTTAAACATTAATATTGATGTTATTGATAAAACAGATGGTAAAAAGTTTAAAACAGGCGATATAGTAACACCTCAGTTAAAAGATACAGGTTTTGGATTTTTAGAAAAATATGCACAAAAAAAACAAGTTATTATCAGGGCATCTGGTGATGGTAATTTACTACTAGAGAGAGGCAGTAGCGAAAAATATCTATCTATTTTGAGTGTATCAAAAGATTCATTGTTTAATAATATAATTTCCCGTCAATTATCTATAGATTTTACTAAACGTTATCATAAATATATACTTGAGAGTCAAGGAAGTGCAGCAATATCTGATCTTTCATTTTTGGATGATCAAAACAATAAGCAAACTGTTTTAAATGCAGTTACCTCAGTTAAAGCAACAGCGCTTGACAATGAGATAAGAAACTCAAGGCAATATGCGTTTTCGCCCGCGGCTACCTATATTAACGAGACGGCTAAAAACCGCGCTATATGGGAGGTAAATATAAGACGTGCGCAATCAATAGTTTATACATGCACAGTGCAGGGCTTTACGCCAGCATCAGATAATGATATATGGGATGTTAACCGATTAATTATAGTAGATGATAAATTTGCAGATATTGCACAAGAAATGCTCATTGATTCGGTCACTTATAAAGTTGATCTTAATAGTGGAGAAACATGCGATTTAAAGTTAGTTAGCAAAGATGCTTATCAATTGCAAGCACAAAAAGACTTAAGGACAAGTTCAACGGATCAAAATGCAACTGATTTTTCGTTTTTAGATAATTCATAGGAAATTATGATTAATTTAATAAAATCATTAATTAAACGCTGCCAACTAAGTTCGGCGCAAGATGATAGTAAAAATTTTCTTACTTCCCAAATTACTTATATGGGTATGGTTGGGAAGACAGAAATATATTATCCATATGGTTTAAAATCATCGGCACCCATTGGCGAACCAGGTATATCATTTAGCATTTTGAGTCAGGAAGATAATAAAATCACAATGCCTTATTCTTTTAATGCGCTGTCTAAATTACCCAGTGTCCAACCTGGCGAAGTAATCATAGGGAGTCCAAAAACTGGCGCTTATATTAAATTTAGTGAAAATGGTGAAATAACAGTCTCTGGAAAAATAACTTTTTTAAGTGAAGTTACTGCGAATATTAAAGTGACGACTAAAGAAGTTGATGCGACGGTTAAAATTACTACACCAGAAGCCACAATAAATGGCATAAACCATTCTACTCATAAGCACACCGGTGTAACCTCTGGTCCTGATACCTCAGGAGAGCCAGTAGCATGACTGCTATTACTGATATTAAATTGATTAAACAAATCAATGGCTCTTATGACATTGAACTTGATAATGATGGCAATCTCATCGCAGATAATGGCTATGGTAATGCAATGTTGATTACATTTGCAACAGATGCGCGAGCATTGCCAAATCAAGTACCAAACAGCCAAAATAGACGCGGATGGTTTGGTAATTTGTTTAATGAGGACATTACCTCCGATATCGGGAGCAAACTATGGATACTAGAGACAAGAAATGTCAGTACCGCGTCATTAAATGAAGGCATTGCATTATTAACCGAAGCTTATAATTGGTTAATTGAGCAAGGAAGAGCATCACGCATTAATATAGTTGGACAAATAAGAGACAGTGGATATTCATTTGATATTGCGATCTTAAATGGTAATGATATCATAGAAAGCAACACATTTGAGTTTTGGAAAAATACAAATGCCACTTAATCAATCAACAATCGATGAAAAAGTAAGACGGGTTAGATCAGATATTGCGAAGGAGCTTCCAGGATCAAATCCATTTACTGCAGGACTTTTAAACGCATTGTCAGTCGCACTCGCTGGCATGAGCGATGAACTGTCAACTGAAATATCACAACTATTGGAACAAATATTTCCGATAACCACGACTGGCGAGTTTTTGGAACAATGGGCATCTATCCGTGCATTAACACGCAGTGTTGCTACGAAAAGTAGTGGAACCATAGTATGTACGGGCACAGTCTCTACTTCTGTGCCATTATCAACAACCTGGACATCTGATGATAATATCAGTTATATATCACTTGCATTAGCAACAATAATTAACGAAAGCATTTCGGTGGCAAGTATTACGCGTAGTGGTGAAACAGCAACAGTAACGACATCGGTAATACATAATTTTGCCACTGGACAAATAATAACCATATCAGGAGCGGTAGAAACCGAATATAATGGGAATTTTGCCATTATTGTTAATTCAACCACGGAATTTGAATATACGGTGACTGGATCACCTGCGACGCCTGCCACAGGCACAATTCTATCGGATGCAGACATGGCGGTTGTAACAGTAGAATCTGCTGAAGTTGGCAGCGAAACAAATGCACTATCAGGGCAAAAACTTGAAATTACAAGTGCTATCGCTGGATTAGATAATACGGCATTTGTGAGTATCTCAAATATCGAAGGGGGGACAGATTTAGAAACAGATGACGAATTTAGAGAACGATTTTTAGAAAAATTAGCTAATGAACCTACTGCTTTTAGTGATCCAGACGTTATTAATGCGGTAAGATTAGTGCCACAGGCAACACGAGTAAAAGTAAAAAGAGCTGATCCCAGCGCTGGAAAAGTAAAAGTGCTATTTATGACCGATAATGAGATATCAATCACTCCAACTGCTGCTCAAATAGCCCAAGCAAAAGCAAATATTATTGCAATAGCAGATGTAACGGTAGATGATCCAAATGTAGATATTACTGTCATCGCTCCAACCACAGTGCCAACAAATTTTTTAATAGCGACAATTTCGCCAAATACATCCACGATGAAAACTGCAATAATAGATAATTTAAAGGCTTTTTTCGCAGATGGAGTAGAAATTGAACGCATTGTATTCAAAGATGAATATTTATCAGCAATATTTAACACTGTTGATCCTGCAACGGGCGCATCATTAAATCAATTTACATTAACTACACCAACAAGTGACCTGCCAGTCACAACAGATGAAGTAATAACATTAGGGACGGTATCTTTTAGTGTTTAAATCTCTTTCTCAAAAACAAACTGCTAGAGCGATTGCCGATCATTTGCCCAATGGTTTTGCATGGATAGCAAAAAACAATGAAAGTAACTTAAACAAATTGCTCAATGGATTGGCAGCCGAATTCGTCCGAACACAACAGGATTTACAAAATATAGCCGTTGATTATACCCCAATTAAAGATAATTTTGAAGAAGGTGTTTTTTTGACCGAATGGTTAAGAAGTTATCTTATCCCAGATGATTGTTTAAAGTCTTTAAGCATGCCAATGGAGACAATATTATATCTTGTCGCAAAAGTAAATGGACTTTTAATTTTTTCAAATGCTCAATCATATATAGACTTAGCAACATTTTTTGGTGCAAGTTTGGTCATAACTTATCCAGCGCCACATACTATTTTATTTACGCTTACTGTGAATCCTACGAGTGTTTTTCCTTTTATCTTCCCGTTTGAGCTTGGAAGTGGAATAGGGGACGTGATAGCATGTATCTACGAAAAAGCAGTTCCAGTGCATATTGATTTAACGATTACGATAGTAGAAGGCCCATGAAAAATATTCCTGATAAATCGCCTGGCGATAATTATACTGCTGATGATTTTAATACGGGTATTAACCAAGAATTAAGAAATGTTGTAGTTGATAGCGGTCAAGTGCAAACTGAGGCTGATCAAAAGCAGATAATAAGAGCTATTGTTAATCTTACGCACCCGATAGGAGCGGGATTTTTAGATTTAACTGGCACTTTAACACCGCCGGCTCAAGGAATAGCTGGTATTACGTGGGTTGAACAAACAGCGGCTGAGGGACATATATTAATGGGAGCAAACGCTTCTGGAGATTGGCAGGTAGCCGCAGGTGCAACTGCTGGCACCTTACAAAAAGCTGATGATCATACATTAGTATTTAATAATCTTCCCGATGCTGTATCAGGAAAACCTCTCAACTATATACAGGGCGGTAACGGTACAAGTGCTGATTCTATTTTTGGTTCACCGAATGGTGCTGAACAACCCCTTGTACCTACTACAACAGCTGTTGTAGTAAATTTAACAGGACTTCAAAGATTTGGTGTGAAAATTTGGAAAAGAACAGCATAGGTAAGATATATGAATATAGATAATACAAATTTACGTTTTGAGACAATTAAAATTTTGAACGGTCAAACAGAAAGTCCAATTATTGAACAAAAAGATAGGGTTCTGGTGGGTATTAAAACCCCCATTGCGATAGATGGGAATAATTTTACCTTTAAAATATCAGAATCATCATCAGGCACTTTTGTTGATTATTATAATGGTAACGGTGATCAAATAATTATCACAACAGCGGTAAACAGATGGATTGGTATCTTAGGAACAGATTTTTCTGGCACTCAATATATAAAATTAGTACAAGGAGCGGTATCGACTGCGGACAGAGACTATATTTTAATGTTTAAAGGGTTTAGTGGTGCTTGAACAATTATTGAAAAAAGAACTAACTGAAGAACTCGCATGTGAATTATGCCCAGATACCCCTATTTCTTCAGTTTATGAATTTATGGATGGAAGTGATTATCATTTTATGAATGGCGATCAATTTGATTTTAACTAATGGTGATAAATTATGCCTAAATTACCGAGTAGAAGCGAATTAATAACATTATTGGGTGCTGATCTCATGCATGTAGTCGATGTGAGCGATACATCGGCAGATCCAAATGGTACAAGCAAAAAAATAACCGCTGATAATATTAAAACATTTATGGATAGTGGTGGTGAAGGCGATGTAATTGGACCTGCAAGTGCTGTGGATGGTAACTTAGCTGTTTTTAATGGTACTACGGGTAAATCAATCCAAGATGGTGGACCTGTTCCAGCAGATGGGGATGTCAGTGGCCCCGGAAGTTCTGTTGATGGAAATATAGCTATTTTTAACGGTGTTACAGGCAAAATAATTGGGGATGGTGGCCCAATCCCGACAGGTCATATTCAAAGAGTTAAATTAGATGCAACGATGGATCAAGTGTTTTTTACATTAATGAGTGGTGCTTTAAATGCAGAATTTGGTTGGGATTCTACTGCATCTCAACCCTACTTGGAAGAAAAAGGAGGGGTAGATGCTATCGATTTGACCTATAATGCAGAGCAAGTCACTACACCGTCTATTACGTCTCGAATAAACCGAGGAATAGATGCAAATTTCACGGTCCCCATTAACACAAGAACTTATTTTAATGGAGATTTGGCCCCTATTGTCGCTGCAGATCCGATTTATAATTTAGGATCCGGTACATCAAGTGATTATTTTGAGTTTACTGCATTTTCTGTGACTCAAGCAACTATTAACGCTATATTTAATATCCTAAAAATTATCAGAACTGGATCGATAGTCAAAGCGAGTTGGAGTTTTGGTATATAATTACAGGAGAACTAATGACTACATCAATGAGCAAAACCTATCAATCAAGAGATGCTTGTCAATGGATTGATACGCTGAATGAACTCCAACCATCGGGAGGTCTTATTGAGCCGGATCAAATACAAAAACATGTAATAATGAGCAATATTGATGTTGGCACAAATAGAATAGAGCTATCAGTTGATACTAAATATGAGATAAGTTCAGCGGCTAAAGATAGTTTTAAAATAAATGCTCCCTCTATTACAGGCGCATTATTTTTTGGCGCTTTTGTCAATAAATTATATATTCATGACATTGAATTTGACCTTACCGGTAGTAATGAAAAATTCGCTACCTTAACTGCAACTAATACGGCCAATAGTGAAAAATTAGTATTGATGGAAAGAGTTACTCTTACTGCATGTGAAGGTAGTGCATTTACTGATTTTAATATTAACTGGACAACTGTGGATTTATTCAATATTACTAATGATCCAATATCATTTTTTAATTGTCAAGGTGCAATGAAAAATTGTCGTCTTTCAGGAAGTGGAACAACAGCTGCTAGTGGTTTATCTTTCGATACAAGCACACTAACTAAAAACAAAAATATTGTCATTGAAAATATGGATATAACGCATGCAGCTAATGCATTCAAGATTGGTGCTGGATACTCTGGCGAAGTTACTATTAAAAATACTTTTTATGATGCAGCCGTTTTTTCAGGTCAATATTTTCCTACTATTCCAAATGTGTCTGTTCAAGGATTTCAAGACTCATCAAGTGAACCCGGTGTAAAAACTCAAGTTAATTCGATTAATCATGGATTGTCAAATGGAGATGCAGTTGTTATAAAAGGTTCATTTGACTATGGAGGTGTGCAAATTGTTAGTAATCAGGTAACTAATGTTTCATTTGATATTACTCAGATATTTGTCGCAGGTTCTAATTTAGTTGCCGACTTTAATAATGGACCTCTTGATATAGATGATCCTAGAGTTCGGTCTGTTGGAAATCAAGGATTAAGAAATAGTGGAATAATAGCAAATGCAAAGATTGAAGCTGTTTCTCCTTTATCAGCAAATCAAATAAGAATTATTGGATCAGGTTCAGCTGGGTCATTGAAACCAATCATCGATACTACTACCCCTGGCACACAAAAATGGTTTAGAACATTTAATTTTGACCGAGCAGAAATTCATCCAGATACTGGAAAAATTCGATTTCATATAGTACGACCTACTCGAATATTATTATTAGGAAGCGTAAGTTTAGAAATGGCGGGTGCAGGCGCTGATACTATTATAGGAAAATTTTTATTAAATGGAACTGTAATAGCATCAACAAACTTTTCTCTGGATGAAAGCGAAAACTCCAACTCAATCACAGTAACTGCATCCATTGTCATACAAAATAGCAATGATTTTATACAATTTGGTGTACAGGACATACAAGCTAATAATGAAGTAATAATAAAAGTTGCAACTATCACAGCAACAGGAATGGATATATAAAAAAGGATTTAAAATCATCGATAAATATAGATTAGCTATTCAATTATTTTCTGCATTAATAGTAATCATCTCAATTTTAGGAATGGGATTTGATCTAAGAAATCAAATTAAACAAAATACAAATTCAAATAATTCTCATAATAAAATGCTTAAAACTATTAGAAATGGAATGATAACAAATTCATCGAGAATAACAGATGTTAATATACAAACTGCGGATGAAATAAAAAATTTAGGTCAAACTGTCAATAAATTATCTATGAGCATTAATGATCTAATTAACGGTTTTAATAGTTATTCATCTAATATAGGAAAGCTACAAGTTAAAGTAAGTGAAAACTCTAAATCAATCAATAATTTACAAAGTCTTTTGCTTATGTTTAAGAAAAATACCAATATGTATATTGATAAAAATTCCGATAGAGCAAGAAAAATAAGTGTCACTGTTGAAAATAATCAGATGTATAATGCTGAAAAACGTGAAGATATTTTATGGTATTTGTTGAAAGAGAAAAAACATGCTTCGTAAATTATTTATAATAACTATTTTGTCATTTATATTAAATGGTTGTGCTTTATTATCTTGGTTATCGAAAATAACGCCACATGCTAACAAAGGTATACAAGTTTCCACAAATATTCCTATTGGCAATAAAGGACAAGGGACTATCGGTAAATCACAGAGTGTTAAAAAAAATTCTGGTAATCTTTCAGGGCATGATATAAACAAATATCAAGGAGTACAAACCATAAAAATCGATTATGGCATAAGTTGGAATGTGGTAGTTATTATTTTTGGTATTATTTTCATATTGTTAGTTTATTCATTTTTTATGAGAATATATTTCAAAATTAAATTGAGAAATCCAAATTCATAAGATTACCGCCTCTCACTAGTAAATATTTTTACTTAAGTGGAATAAAATACTCATTCGGCAAGAGGCAATAATCAAATATTTATCAGAACGTAGGATGCTCTGCCATTAGGTGTAACCACATTTATATTCTATATCTCTTGTAGTTGTTTGTCAAACTAATCTGAGCATATTTCACATTAAAGAGAAAAATTATAAATAATCCCTATTAATAAAAAAATAGTAAATATTGATATTGGAATCCAAAATGGTGACAATACCCACCACCATGACCATGTTATTTTCCCGATAAGCTTTAATATGATAAAAACTATTGTTAATATTTGTAAAAATCCGATTGATTCTATATTAATTTTCATAATTTGTCCTCATCTCCATATATGACATCTTTACATCTCTCAACATGACTATAAGCAACGCATCCACAATATCCATAGACAAATAATTTTGAAAAATTAGGAAGATCACTATAACGATCTGTGTTTTTTATATGCAAAGCAAAATATCTTTCATCAATAGTATCGATACTAGTATAACAAGAATTTCTTCCAACAAAAATAGTACGAATTGAATTTATATCATCTTCTTTTTTTTCTGTATTCCAAAAAAAACATTCTTTAAACAAACAATGCTCGTTAACGGGTTTGAGGGTTTTTTGTTGGTTATATGTTTTTAATATTTCCGCAAGATTCAGTTGAAGATTACCTATGGCGCCCAAAATAACGCCTGGTATAGAACCAAACTTACCTATAAAATTCCCATCCTCATCAAAACAATCAAAAAAGTGGATTGTCAGAAGCTTATAATCTAATAATTCATGCATCCAATAATCTTGTGTCTTAAAAGTATTATTTTCAGTATTAATAATTAAAAAACATGGAATACTTATTTTTCTAGGGATATCCAGATGCATTGCTAATATATGGTCATCAAATTTATACCCACACTTAAACAAAATTTTCTGAAGTTTAATGCTTTGTTTTTCTGTTTCTACTAAGAATTTGTACATTTACATTTCTTTCCTGTGATCAATAATTAATACAATTAATGTAACTAATATAAATAATGCTAACATTGTTAAATAAGATATTAACATAAATTGTATAAAATGTATTAAATTCATCATTATTCCCCAAATTCGTCTGCTATTTTTACGCAGCGCCTTATCATTTTAAGCATTAATGTTTTTTCACTGGAAGTCATATTGTCAAAATATTCTTGATTACTATATGCAGATTGAAGTTTAACATAGGAAAGTCCTAAATAATGATTAGTTTTGTTAAATAAATAATCTTTCATAATTTATCCTTACATAAGTTTACAACATTTTCACACATGTCAATATTAAACAGCCCGATATGACAATCTTGAAATGATATTTTTAATTTTTTAGCAAGCCACTCATAACCTAAGTTTCTCGCATTAGAATAACTAAGACGCTCTTTTTTAGCTTTTGCTTTCCAAAGTGGATCAAATTTAGCATGGGCATTCATTTTTGCTGTTCTCAAGGCAAGATTAGCTAAACGGCCCAATGGATTATCGGTTCCAGAATGACAACCCACATAAGCATTACAGGATATACATAAATAAAATTGTTTATGATATAAATCTTTTCTATGAGGATATATAACATCACCATTAACTAATTTTGGTTTTTTAAAACAATAATGACAAAGAATAAGTCGCATAATTTTACCTTAATAAATAATTGTAACATGGGGTATTTTATTGTCCATTATTGCTTGCGCAATATTGATAATTTTTCCAGGAAGAGAATCAGATGTACTTTCCAAAGCAATGATAATTTCACGTATAATTTGTTGGCGAGAATAAGGAGAGTTTTGTTTTTTTTGAATTTCTTTTGGTTCGTCTAATTCTTCTATTCCCTTTATAACATCATTTATTTCTTCCTTGAATTCAATTTTTTTTGTATTAGTTACTATGACTCTTTTTCTTTCTCCCTCAATAGCTTCTTTTTTGATGCGGTCTGTTTCAAGCGTTTTTTGCTTTTCTACTTCTGCCTTTTTTACTTTTTCTTCTCTCATCCATTTTTCTTCTTTGAGTGTACGATATTCGATCAAATCGGTCAGTTTTGAAATGGTAGTATCTTTTGTTGATAAGGCTTTGCTTTTATACTCATTCCAACTGTCGTCAACTTTCAGGCTTTTTAGTTCATCTAGTCGGATTGTAAGTTCCTTCGATGTATATATAGCCCCTGTATCACTGTCAAAATTATTTACAAATGATTTCATAAACTCTAAATTACTCTCGTGAATCGCTATTCTTGCATCTTCTTCCTTTTCCCAGTCAGTAAGGGGTTGTCTTATTTCATCTCTTATCGCATCAACCGCCTGTACAAACTCTCTAAGCTCTTTTTCGATGATTCTTGGTTGTGCCTTGATTTGTCTGAGATAATCGCGTCCCGGCCTCTCAACTGCTGATTTTGACCTAGATATTTTAGCTGCTAGTGAAGCAATTCGTTGCCTACCCTCAATCGTGCTGACATCTGGCACTTCTTTGGTCAATCCATCTTTTATCTGACTAATAAAGCCCTGTATAATGCCTTTCCCATAGATTTCAGGATATTGATCTATTGATATTGTTTCTATCATAAAGTTTTTGTTCATTTTTTAACCTTCTTTTTTAAGTTCTCTTAGTTTCTCAATGGCATGTTTACTTTTTAATGTATACCCCCTGTGAAAAGCCACACTATCTCTGCTTGTAGTTATTTTCCGCCCCTCTAATTCGTCTTTGTATGATTTTCTAAGCCATTTTTCGTACTTGTCTAGTATCTGTTGCGCTGTCATTTTTTATCCTTAAATTCTTCGTGGTAGGGGACAAATGCTATATGATTCGGTTCCGTGTTCCAGTAAATGTATAACCATCCGCCAACTACTTTTATCACCTTGATAAATTCTCCTGAAATTTCAAGAGTCTCATGCAGCTTTAGATCATAAATCGATTTATTTTTGTCAGTCATTATTTTTCCCCTTTTCAGTTAAAAAATAAGCGTGCCAGCCAAGGATTTGCACCTTCGTTAAAGCGCCTATAAGTTTTTCCTCTGACTTCCCTAGACATCCAGTATCCTAGGCATCCAGTACTCATTAGTTGCCTATTGCGCCACTGGCACATAAACTGTATTTTAAAATCCTTCTGAATTAAGTTTAATTCGTCTTTTCGTTTTTTCTTTGTTTATATTTAGTGTTTTTTTAGCTGCATTGCTTAGAGGTGCCCATATTTCTGTCAATTCTTCAAGCGATTGGGATAACTCCATCTTATCGGCGGCACTATGCATTTCTTTTTGCAGAACTGTAGCTTCAGTTTCTGTTAATTTTTTATCTATTTTGTTTAATGGTGGTGGTGATATTACATTTTTAGTTTGTTTATCTGTGGAATCTTTTGATACAATGTCTTGAATGTCTTCAATATCTTGAGTAAATGACATTGATGCACCTGTAGCCTGTAATATACCATCCACATAAGATCTTTTTTTAGCCATTTTTAATACCGTATTCCATTGATCAGCAATATCGGTGTTTTCAACTTTTTTTGAACCTTTATATTTTACCCATTCCCATACACCCTCAATATTTTTCATCCCAAATCCTTTGCGACGGTATTCTTTTTTGTTTTCTTTGGCATCTCTTGGAATTGGAGTGCCTGTTATTTCATACGTTGCATCGTTACGATATCTATATTTACTCTCCATTGTCGAACATAAGCCCACCCCACAGGCAATAACATTACCGGTAATTTGATGAATAATTTTTGATTTAACTTGATATTCCCGATGAAATCCGTCGATAATGGACATTTGTATATCCATTTCACATGCTAACATAAATAACACGCCAAGTTTCTCCGCGCCTGGTTTTAACAATGTTGGTTTATCTCCGCATCCTGGGATTACCCCATAATCAACACCTTTCTTCATGACGTCTTGCATACAGAGTTTTATCTTTGTCAATCTGTCTTTCATGAGATCAATAGTGAGTTCATTTTGTTGTTCAATCACGGGTGTAATTTCGTATTGTTTCGCTTGCGCTCTCTCTGGTAATTGTTTTTTTATGTCGCCATCCATAATATGCTCCTTAGTTAGTTAATTAAATCATCTTTATAACCTGCGTCTTGTTGGATAGTATCAGGAGACCATTCGTCCCAGTGTATTTTTTCTTGGTCTGCTTTTTTTATTTTATTTTCTTTAGAATTTTTGCCATCCTCATATCCCTCCATATAACCTTCGTTGAATATTTTATATTGTATATCATCTGTCATGATTAACCTCCTCATTTATAATTTCTTGAATTTTTTGTACCTTGTCTTTTGATTCTGTTGACAAAATATCCATAACTTTCTTAAGTGCTGCAACATATATAAGATCTTCTCTTTGCAAAACTTCAGCAAGGGGTTTTCCACTAAATCCGTCTATCATAAGAGCAACAATTTTTTTTGATA